AGTGCTGACGTACGCCGCCGCGCTGATTTAGCTGGTAACCCTGCTTATGCAGAGGCATCTATGGAAATGGGATTTACACGCATTGAAGAAAAAAAATGTGTTGAAATCCAAGTTGTTGAATAATTTTAAAAGGAGTTTTTATTATGCCTACATTCAAAAGCAGTTCTATTACAAATGCAGACGCAACGCCTTATGTTCCTGATCGCGCAAATGATCTTGGTGCATATGCGCGTTCTTTTACAGAGGTGTTTGAATTAGCAGACACAGCCGATGGTGATGACGCTATTGTCTTACGCTTTCCTGCTACAGCGGTTCTAAAGCGTATTTCTATGGCTTGTGATGACCTAGGTTCGGCTGGTACTATTTCTATTGGTGTTCATAGAAAGAACGCTGATGGGACTTACACAGTTGTTGCGGCAGCGGCGTTCGCGTCAAACATTAACGTAAACACGGCAGCTGTTGCATTAACAGATTATCGCTACAACGTGAAAAACATTGATACAGCCAATCAACCTTTGTGGCAGTTGGCAGGATTATCTGCCGCTCCATCTTATGGTGATCTGTTCTTGTCTATCACTACAGCGACTGGAACAACAACCGCAGGAACAGTTTTATTTGATGTTGTTGCTGTTTTCTAAGAAAGTCTAAAACATGGCATCTAAAACGGATATTGTTAATTTTGGCTTAATCGCGCTTGGTGAAGAAAGGGTGTCAAATGTTGATACTGATAATTCCAAGCCAACGCGTGTTATGTCTGAATTATACAGCATTACGAGAGATGCCATGCTTTGCAATTACCCTTGGAATTTCTCTATAAAGAGAGCCGCTATCCCTGCAAGCCTATCTGCTCCAGCTTGGGGATATTCTAAAGCATTTCCTTTGCCGTCCGATTTTCTATCATTGTTATATATCAAAGATAATGTCATGGATTACTCTATTGAGGCAGGGGGGATTTTGTGCAACGAAGCCGCTCCTTTGTATATTAAATATATCGCCAAGATAACCGATGAAACTGTTTTTGATCCTATATTCTGCAAGGCTTTGGGTTTGCAATTAGGTTTATCCGCTTGTGAGGCAATCACACAAAGCTCAACAAAAAAACAAATTATTGCCGCGGAATTGCAAGAAGTTGTAAGTTCTGCTTATGCAAACAACATAATCCAAAACCCCAATCAAATTCTAAATGAAAGCGAATGGGTGGAATCAAGATATGCTTACGACCCTTTTATAAGATTGGTTTAAGATATGGCTAAATCCTCACCGATGCAAACCAATTTTACAGCTGGTGAATGGTCTCCTTTGATGGCTGGACATATCGACCTTGAAAAGTTTTCATCCTCTTGCGCTAGATTGAGAAATCTTTTGGTTTTAAAACAAGGGGCTGTTACGCGCAGAGGTGGGACGTATTTTGTGAAAGAAGTCAAGAACAGCGCACAAAACACGCTTTTAATCCCTTTTGATGCAGGCGATGATAGTTATTACGTCATAGAAATGGGTGCTGGGTATTTTAGGTTTTACAAAAACAATTCAATCATAACTTTAGCAGCGCAGAATATCACAGCGGCAACGGCGGCGAATCCTGTTGTTATAACTTATTCAGGTTCGGATACATATAGCAATGGCGATGAAGTTTTTATAAATGGCGTTGTTGGCATGACGCAAATAAACAATAGGTTTTTTAAAGTATCAAACGTCAATGCAGCGGCGAATACTTTTGAATTACATGACACTGACGGCGTTAATGTGAATGGTACTGGATACACTGCCTATGTAAGCGGTGGCACTGTTGCGGAAGTGTATCAGGTTTCAAATCCTTACTCAAATTCTGACCTTGTTTATTCCAGTGGCGTGAATAATAAACTTAAGAAATTCCAAACTTCACAAAGCGCGGATGTTCTATATATCGCGCATGGCGACTATCAACTTCGCGCCCTTGCTAGATTGTCCGATACGAATTGGACGTTAAATACAATCTTGTTTGATGATGGACATTATCTTGATGAAAACGATACAAACACAACCATTGCATTAAGTTCTGGTTCTGGTTCGGTTACAGTTACAGCAAGTTCCATTGTTGGTATAAATGGCGGCACTGGGTTCAAATCAACTGATGTGGGGCGTTTAATTAGGTATTATGACGGCACAAATTGGACATGGCTAGAGATAACGGCTTTTACAAGTACGACTGTTGTAACTGCTTTAATAAAAGGGGAGGCAGCTTCACCGCATGGAGCAACTAAAAGATGGCGTTTAGGATTGTTCTGCGAAACAAATGGTTACCCTACTGTTGTTTCATTTATTCAAAACAGGCTTTTCCTTGCTGGAGTAAGAGCCTATCCTGATACATACACGCTTTCAAGATCAGGTGGTTATTCTGATACAAAGATATTTTGTGCGCCAAGTGATAGAGACGGCACAGTAACGGACGATGCAGGCATTACAGGGGTTTTGCAATCTGGGACAATCAATAGCATTGTATGGGCGCGTGGCGATGAAAAGGGATTAGTGATTGGCACAAAGACAGCGGAATGGATTGTGCGTTCCTCTGAAACAAACGAAGTTCTTACCCCGAACAATATTAAAGAAGATAATATATCAAGTATTGGTTCTTCTTATGTCCAGCCTTTCGGGGCAGAATCAGGCGTGGTTTTCTTGCAAAGATCACGGCGCAGGCTGCATGATTTGATTTATTCTTTCGAGGCAGACCAATTAAAACCGCGCGATATAACCCTTACGGCGGAACACATTACGCGTGGACAAATAATTTCACTATGCTTTCAACAAGAGCCTTTAAATACAATATGGATGGTTCGTGGTGATGGTGTTCTGGTTGGTATGACCTACTACCCCGATCAAGGTATTTTCGGTTGCCATGCACATACAATAGGCGGTTTTAATGCAAAGGTTATTGATACAGCTTGCGTGTTGTCTCAAGATGGTTCGCGTGATGTACTGTATATGATTGTTGAACGAACGATCAATGGTGTTACAAGGAAATATATAGAATACATGACCCCTTATTATGAAGATGACACGCCACAGGTTGATGCTGTTTGTGTTGATTCTTGTTTGACCTATTCAGGTGCGCCTGTATCGACTGTTTCAGGGTTGGATCATTTAGAGGGCGAGACTGTAAAGATTTTGTATGATGGCAAAAGTCATAGGGATTTGGAGGTTACAAATGGGGCTATAACATTGGATAATAGCCTTGTTGGCTCTAAAATCCATATTGGTCTTGGTTATTCTTGGTCTCTTGTAACACAAAGGATTGAGGGTGGCGGTACTGATGGCGTATCACAAGGTAAGACAAAGCGTATTCATAAGATTATTGTCCGCCTGTTAAACACGTTAGGGCTTTATTATGGTTCGAGCGACACGAATTATGATAGTTTTGTCTTTAATCAAACAGTAGCATATGACACGCCTGTTAATCTTTATAACGGCGATACGCCCGAATTGGCTTTTCCGTCTGGTTATAATCAGGGTGGTCAAATTTTTTTATCGCATGATGGGGCTTTTCCTGCTACAATATTGGCTATTATGCCGCAACTTGAAACAGTAAGCACGGGGGCTAGATGATTGTTGTGCCGTTTATTCCAGCGCACTTAATAGGCTTTGAATGTATTGACGAACAAAAAGACACTCAATCCTTTTTTAATAAAGAGTATGGCGACTATTTATGCATGGGGTACGCTTATTCTTTTTTGCATGATGGGGCTGTTATTGCTATGGCTGGTTTACTGGATCAAGGCGGAAATAGGTTTATAGCATGGGCTTTAATGTCCCAAAAAACAAATAAGTTTATGCCTATCATAACAAGGCTGATAAAGGGTTTTTTAAATAAGTTCAATGACAAACGCATAGAAACTATAGTCTTAAAAGACTTTGTTAAAGGGCATAGATGGGCTACTATGTTGGGGTTTAATAATGAAACGCCAAATGGTATGGAAAATTATTGTTTCGATAAAAATTATTGCTTATATTCGAGGATTAAACATGGGTGAAATATTATCTGCACCTTTTCAGATTAAAGCGTCAAAAGCTAATCAGGCTGCACAGGAAGCACAAATAAAAGCACAGGCACAGGCTGATGCTTTTAATGCGGATATTATGGAGCGCAACGCAAGAATTGTTGAGGGACAAACGCAAGCGGCTATAGAGAAAGAGGATAGACAAAGGCGTTTAAGGCTTGGCAATCAGATAGCGCAAGGGTCTGTTGGTGGATTATCGGGAAGTGCTTTAGATATTATTCGCGACAATACGGAACAGGAAGTCTTGAATATATTAACCATAAAACAACAAGGTTTACTTGAAAGCCAGTCTTTGAAAGAACAAGCCGCTTTAACAAGAGCTAGTGGATCAAATTCTTTAGCGCAGATTCCTTTATTGAGAAAGGCTGGGGTTGCTGAACGTATGGGAATTGGCGCACGCGCGATTGGTAAAGCTGGTGAAATGGCTGCAAAAGGAGGTGCTGGATAATGCCTAGAATTACACAGTACACAAGAGAAGCAGTTGATACAGGGCAACTTAATGTCCGCGCTGATGCTAGGGCATTTGGTGGCGATCAACGCGGCTTAGAGGCGATGGCGCAAGCCGCGAATACTCAAGCGCAAAATGCTGCAAACTTAGGTCAAAAGCTGGAGGGCTATTATGAAAGAAAGGTTGGTCTTGATTATACAAAAAAGCTATCAGAATTTCAGTTAAACCTTACAAAAAGACAACAAGAATTAAGCACGACTGATCTTGGTGATGACGCGGATATTACAGAAACTTACCGCGCCGATTACGAAAAAATGGCTAAAGAATTTGAAAGCCAAGTTCCCGTTTTTATGCGGCAGAAATTCGCCGAGGATTCTTTACAATTACAAAACAGATTTGTTAATGCTGGTTTTGAGGACGAAACAAAAAGGTCTGGTCTTAGGGCTGCAAACGCATATAATGACATTGTAACCCAAGGGATAAATGCTGTTTCACTTGACCCAAGTTCTAGGGATTTGGTTATAAAAAACATTGAGGGGGCAGCTTCTTATCTGAATATATCGCCCGAAGA